AAAACACAGATTCGAATGTGGGCGTGTAGAAATGAAGAGTGCTTGGAACATTATTGTGAGTGCAAATGGGCGCAAGCCTTTAATTTGTACTATTATGATCGACTTGAACTGCAGACGGCGTGGCCTTTGATGTATTTGCTATCCCAGGCTCTTTCTGACTGGGACGACTTCTACGTCCCGGATAACCCCCTTCATACGGGGAAGCCTGGTGAGGTGTGTGCAATTTCGATCGCACGTCATTCCGCACAGATGAAGATGCAGACGTGGATTGAATGTCAACCGTATGTGCGTTCAGGTCGTGATGGAGCGAAGGCGATCCGTGAGTGGAATTCTCGTTTCAATATATTTCAAGGGCGTTATGAATTGATGCCGTATAACGCTCGGAGGCACGTAATGTTGTCGCAACCATACGTGTTTTCCTGTCGTGAGAGAGATGCAGTGTACGACGAGAGTTCTCTTCACCTTGATTCAGTGTTCAAAGCCTTGCAACGGAAGGCTGAGAGAAACATGCGACAGGCTGATGTTGTGTGGAACAATGAGGCGGCTCTGCTCCTTCTTGATGAGGAGTATGAGTCGCGGAGATTTCGTGAGGACCCTGACCTGTCGGATACTGGTTGGATGTTTGAGACTGATGTTGAACGAGTTAGACGGGCGTGGTGTAAACGTCTGGAGGTTCTAGTTCAGGATCAGATGGCAGGTGAGGATTGTGGAGCACAGGAATTCACCACCCTGCTAAACGAAAAGATTGTCACTAGTTTAGCAGATGAGCAGATCCAGGATGTTGGGTTCTGCGCACGGTTTATGAATACTGTGAAAGTGAGCATCCAGGCGCTGAAAGACAAGTGTTTTAACGTTGGCGCCAGAAAAATAACTAGCCCGTGTATTGAGATGGTGACCCGTGTGTATAATGCGGTTCTGGAACACGTTTTTCCCGCGGTGATATTCATTATAGATTTTACGATGAATATTTTCACGGTATTGACGACCCAGTCCCGCGCATTGCGCGCGGTTGCTCTCACATCATTGGCTACCAAGTTGGCCACACAGGCCCATTACGGGACACAGTTACTGAAGAAAC